TCATGCTGCCGCTGGTTATTATACAAGCCCGTTTAACCATTGCGCGATTGTTGTGCTCGATGCGATCGGGGAATTTGAGTGTGCTTCCATATGGCAGGGGCACCACGGTGAAATGACCAAAGTATGGAGCAGAAGTTATCCGCATAGTCTAGGATTGTTTTATAGTGCATTTACTAAGTTAGTCGGACTTACTCCTATTAAAGATGAGTATCTGTTACAACAAATGGCCGAACAAGGTGATCCAAGGCGATTCTATGATCGAGTTAGAAAATATTTTAAAGATAATCCGGTAGAGCTAAACTATAATTTTCATAGAGGTGTATTGGACTGGGATATAGATCTAGTTAATCTTCAAGATCAATGCGATCTTGCCGCCGCAGTACAATGGGTCTTTGAAGAACAAGTAGAACTAGTTATGACTACTGCTAAATTGTTTACCAATGCCGATTGTCTAGTTTACATGGGCGGGTGTGCCATGAATAGCACAGCTAATAAGAAATATGTAGAGCCGATGTTTAAGCATATTTGGAGTTTGCCTAATCCTGGAGATCCTAGCTCTGCGATGGGCGCAGTACTGTATCACACAAAACAAAAGGTATGGGATTACAAGTGGGATCCTGTCAAACACATTGCAATTAATGTATAACGATAGTATAATAGAAATATGAGCAAACAAAACGCAGACTACGGATACGATATCCAAAAACTTTATTTAGAAATGATGATGAGTGACGCACAATCATTTGTTCGTTGCCAAAGCATTTTTGATCATGAACTGTTTGATCGCAGACTACAAGATGCGGCAAAATTTATGAACGACTATGTAGAAGAACACAGAGTGCTTCCTACATTTGAAATTATTAATGCAACTACTAGTGCAAATTTAACTAGCCCTGGCGAGCATATTGATGAACGACATTTTGATTGGCTGTTAAGTGATTTTGAAACATTTACTCGTCACAAGAGTTTAGAAAAAGCAATCTTACAATCAGCAGACTTACTTGAAAAAGGTGAGTATGGTCCAGTAGAAGATCTAGTTAAAAAAGCAGTACAGATCGGTCTTACTAAAGACATGGGCACTGATTATTTCTTAGATCCCCGTGCCAGATTGATGAAGATCAAAGATAAAAACGGTCAGGTTAGTACTGGTTGGAAGAGCATGGATCATAAACTTTTTGGCGGTATGAATCGCGGAGAATTGAATATTTTTGCTGGTGGGTCTGGTGCAGGTAAGTCATTGTTCTTGGCCAACCTTGGCTGTAACTGGGCATTGGCAGGACTTAATGTTTTATACTTGACGCTGGAACTTTCAGAAGAACTTGTGTCAATGCGTATTGATTCAATGCTAACTGGAATCCCGACTAAAGACATTTTTAAAGACCTTGATGATGTTGAAATGAAGGTTAAAATGATTGGCAAGAAGAGTGGACAGATGCAGGTCAAATATATGCCAAGTGGTAAGACTGCCAATGACTTGCGCAGTTATATTAAAGAATATGAAATTAAAACAGGACGTAAACTAGACGTTTTGTTAGTTGACTATTTAGACTTGTTAATGCCAATTAGTAAAAAGATTTCAGCAGAAAACTTGTTTATTAAAGACAAGTATGTGTCAGAAGAATTGCGTAATCTAGCAGTTGAATTGAACTGTGTGTTTGTAACTGCGGCACAGTTAAATCGCGGTGCTGTTGAAGAAGTTGAGTTTGATCACAGCCATATCTCGGGTGGACTTTCTAAGATTCAGACAGCTGATAACGTGTTTGGTATCTTTACAAGTCGCGCTATGCGTGAACGTGGTCGTTATCAAATTCAGCTGATGAAGACACGTTCATCTAGTGGTGTTGGAAGCAAAATTGACTTAGAATTTGATCTGGATAGTTTGCGGATTAGAGACTTAGATGAAGAAGAAAACAATGCATCGGTATCTCGTGGTAGTAGTATTATTGATCAAATCAAACAACGCAGTACTATAACAACAACTGATCCATCCACTGGTGAAATTATGAATACAGATCCAACTCAAGGAGTTGCAATTCCTAAAACAAAATCTCAAGTTGAATCAAGTAAATTAAGACAACTTTTGAACAATATACCAAACGATATTACAGATTTATAGCATTTTAATAAATACATACATAATGATGCAACTTTACCACGTTCGTGATCGAAATGATCCCCTTGCCAGCATAATCAAAGATGATCCAGTGAGGGCGCACATTCCCCTTGACCAACGTATCAATGAAAACGCAGAAATTCTTATTCTTAAAGAAGGTGAAAAGATTTTAGCCGCAACTTGTTTGCAATGGTTAAAAGAAGTTCCAGAAGCCGAAGAAGATTTGCAAAAAATTGAAAAAACTCAAGAGGTTGCAGTATTTTACACCATATGGAGTTATGCTCCTGGAGCAGGTGCAAAACTAATCAAACAGGCAGCCGAGTGGATATTAGAAGCTGTGGACGAATGTAGAACTATTGTAACATTGAGCCCACAAACAGAAATGGCCCGTAGATTCCATCTAAAAAACGGCGCTACAATCCGCAAAGAAAACCCAACTAGTGTAAATTATCAATACTACAGCAAAGAGTGATTCGAATAAATACTAGTCAACGAGGACTATATTTATGGTGTCACCCATTTTTAAATCTGTAAGATTTGAATCTCACACAACAAAAAGTTTAAACGTACAATCTTTCAACAGAGGTGACGTTTTATTTGATAACGAAAACACCACTCTAGTTGTTTTTGACGGCCACTTAAAAGGCGGATATCCTTTACTAAGAGCAGATTTTAGTAACATTGAAACCAGTGCCGTTAATGCAAATCTCAGTTTTAATCTAGGTACAGGCACAGTCACAGCGGCTGGATTTACTGGTCCTCTGACGGGTAATGTCACGGGTAATGTCACGGGTAATGTCACGGGTAAATTAATCGGTGACGTGTATCTAGCCGACGGTACTACTTTGGTCCTTGATAATGGAACAAACCGACAAACACCTGCGTTCTATGGCGATATTCTTGCGCCAACAGGTGCTTCTGTTTTAAACAACGGAACTGATGGCACAGATGCCACTTTTAACGGAAGTGTGGTTGGTAATGCCAGTACTGCTACTAAATTTAAAACAGTAAGAAACATTAACAACGTAAGTTTTGACGGATCAGCCGATGTGCTTGTTCCTTCAATCAACACTTTAAATGCGTCCGTGACTTTGGCTGATAATGGCACAGTAACATTCCCAAGTGGGTTGGCCATTGGACTTGAACCAAATACTTCATCGCCAAGAATATTAGCCCCAACTGGGTCTGCACTTTTTCTTGCTGCCGGAAATGATTACTACGGCCCTAATGGTCGAGTAACCTTAGCTTCTGAAACGATTTCAATTGATTTTGACGGTGATAATGCAGGCCCTTGGATTTTTACACCTGATGGTGCGCTTGCCGCCCCTGGAGATATCAGTACCACTAGCGGAACAGTTACCGCAAAGGCTGTAACAACAACCAATGATGTAACGGTGGGTGGTAATGCTAACATAAGTACAGTACCAACTCTACCAATACACGCCGCAAACAAAAAATATGTAGACGCACGAGCTATAGCAATTGCCGTTGCTATGGGTTAATAAAGGAATTTTAAATGTCAAAGAAGCTGATTAAATTATATAAATTTGTACCCGGAAATGTAATTCCATCAACAAATTTGTATCCAAATGCGAGCGCATTACTTTACAGTAATAGAAAATATATTATTGAAGAAACCATTGCATTTATTCAATACAACGTTACTAATAATATTGCACCATTTGCTTATTATACATACAACGCAGAAAAATGCCGCAGAGACATTAGTTACATTGTAGACGGATATATCAGCGATCTAAAGACTGGAAGTAATCAAGTTACATGTTTTAATGCTAGTCAATATTTTATCTATGGTATACCACAAGTTGATGGCAATAGACTTCCTGAAGTATCTGCACACACATTTATACAAAATTTAGTTTTACAATACATTTTAACCAACACTACATTTAGTGGTAGACAAGTTATTATCAGTCAAGTTAAAGATTTTGGAAATGCGGCAGAAGCACCAAGTCTTACAGCATTTACCACGTTGAGTAATATTGTCATTAACGTTATCACTAACGGATTGTCAAGTTTGCCCGCAGTAATTAATACTCGCGGATATGTTAAATTCCCAGGATTTTACAAAAGAAAAGACATTCTTTTAATTACAAACACAACACAAAACGTTATTCTTTATAACTTTGCAGATCCGTCAAACAACATTGACGAAACCTACAGCGAACAATATGACAGCGACTTCCCAGGCGCACTGTACGGCGAAGAAAAAATTACCAAGATAACATTTGATATTGA